CTAGCGCGCTCCGGGCTGCCCTGACGAGTCGCCGAACAGGTCCATCTGATCGCTCACCTGGGAAAGGCGTTCGTCCACGCGCTTGAGGAGCTTCCGCACTCCGCGCTCGGTCATGCGGAACTCCCGCGCGATCTCGAAAACGCGGGCGCCTTGGTCCCGTCGATCGACGATAGCTATTTCCCGTGGGGAAAGGCCGTAGTGGCCATTCAGTGGGAACGTGAGCTGCTGGCCTCCCCACCGCTCCAGCAGCATGTCGGCCACGGCGGCGCCCAGGTGTTCAGCCAGATCATGCGTGGCCCCGAGCTCCAAGGCCGTAGCCTTCGTGGACTGCTCCACATCCAGGAGCAATTCGTGGCGGCGTACCGCCATCGCATTTCGAGGGGTGCTCATCGTGGGCCTCCTGGTGCACTGCCCGTCTTTGCGCGGATGCTGTCCACATAGGCATCAGCCTCCGCCTGTGACATGCCCGCGAATTCCATCTGCTGTCTGGTCCAGCTCAGGGCGACGGACACCGGATCTTCCTTCGCGCCGGGCGCAGGCTGCGTGCCACGCCGGCCCATGCGGGCGCTTTCTTCGCGCTGACGTTCTGCCTGTGCGTCCGCACTATCGGCAATGCCGAAGACCACCGCGCGCAGGTAGTGATGGTTTTGCAGCGCGCCACTGGGCGGCGCGACCAACATGTGCTCGATACCGGCCGCCCACATTGTTGTCGTGGTCGGCCGGCGCACGCCTGCACGCTCATCGCGGCACACATCGCCGGTCTCTACCAGCGCCACCAGCTCATCAATCAGCTTCACCGCACGGCGCATCTGCACGCCACGCTTGCCGGTGCCGAACAGCCGTAGGTACGGCCCGATCACCTTGCCGATGGCAGGCTCCAACGCCGCCACCCGCGCAATCGCGCGCTTGGCTTCTGGCTCGATCAGAAACGCCTCGATCTGGCCAGTGAATCCGCAGCTGGGGCAGCAACCGGGAAGCATCGTCAAACACCCCCTGGTACGACTTGCCATTGGCATTCGGTCGATAGCACATAGCGACCGTCATCCAAGGCGATGATGATTTTCCCTGGCTCCTCCGCGTCTGCCCGAACGATCCGCCCGAGAACGGATCGGGTGGTGTCGAAGTGAAAGAAAACACGAACTCGCGCGCCAAGGCCGCTGATACCAGTGCGCTCCATCTGGCGTGGAAACGCATCCGCAGTGATGTTCGCTACACAGCCCATCACACACCTCCCGCGCCGCGTGCCGCGCGCCGCTTTCGCTCGGCGTCCAATGCCGCGATGACGCCTTGCAACTGCGTGTGAGTCTTGAGCCAGGCGCAGCGTTCGATGCGATACATGTGTTGGGCCAGCCTGTCGGCGTACGCCCAGGGAAGCTGCATCACAGTCAGCAGTTGCTCGATACGCGTCAGCATGGGGCGCGTGTCCATATTGCGCGGCTTGCCACGATGCCGGCCTGGTCTGCCGCCGGCGCCCAATCGGCGCAGTTCCTGTAGCACCGCTGCACGCCCGGCATCGTCCAGATCACCGGCGCTGCGGTGGCCGGTGAGGCGCTGGATCAGATCCCGGCGGGTGTCCTCATCCATGTCCAGCTGCTTGGCGCCTGCATGGATGGCGGCGAGGTCGCGCTTGCGCTTGTCGCCGGGGAGGATGATGTGATGACGGGCCATCAGCGCGCCCTCGCTGCATCCACTGCCGCGATATCCAGGCTGATCGGCTGGTAGGCGCCGTTGGCATCGCGCTCGTAGAGTCGCAGATAGGTCTTGCTGCCGATGACCTGCACCGCCTCGCCGATGGCGCGCATGGCCTCCTGCCAGCGCTCGTCGACAATCTCCAGGCGCCGCAGGCCCAGCACGCTGCCGGTGCGGATGTTGCCGGAGGCGTCGACGCGGAACGCATCCTGCACCAGCACCGAGATTTCGGAGCGGGCGCCTTCCGTCCATTCGCGCAGGCACTCGTCGATCAGTGCTTTGGCCGCTTGCAGCCGCTCGTCGAAAATGACGGTCTCGGCGATGGCGCGCTGCACCTTGTAGCGACCGTCGAACGACAGCAGCGTGACGTTGCCCTTGGCGCCACCGATACGGGCGTTGTACTGCTCCGCGCTGAGCTGGATGAATGCCTGGATATCGCCGAACGCCTGGGAGCGGTAGTCGATCAGCAGATCCCGGATCGGCAGCGCGCGTGCTACCAGTGACTGGACCAGTTCGTCGCGCAGCTTGTCGATCGGCCGGATCTGGTCCTCCGGGATCAAGCGGCCCTGTGCATCCTTGCGGTAGCCGTCGGGCGTGGGAGTGGTGGAAGCGGTCATAGGTCAATCTCCATGCGGTGGTGGTCGTGTGCGATGTCCGCCATCTTTTCGCCCAGACACGGGGCGAGCTCGATGTCCGCCACGTGGTCTTCGGCTGCCGCGAGATTGCGGCGGATGCAGCGCAGGTAATGCAGCCGCGCCTCGTCCGAAAGCTGGACGAGGTCGCGGATGCGGTGGATGGCCTGGATCGCGCTCAGCACGTCGCCGGCCGCGCCTTGATGGGCGCGATCAGCAGCGATGGCGCTTGCCAATTGCCGGTGGCTCTTGGTGCTCATCGCACGGTCCCCCGTGGCAATGCCTGTGCGGCCTGCAGCAACTTCTGGCGGGCCAGCTGTTCGAGCACGTGCACGCGTTGGCGGCTGATGCCCAGGTCTGCGGCAATCTCGCGCAGCGTGTGCCCTTCGGCCCGGCGGCGCAGAATCAGAGCGAGGCGTTCGGGATCGGATTTCATGCGCGTACGACCTCCGGCGTGCAGTGCTGGCTGGCTTCCCACTCCACCAATGCGCCGTGGCAGGTGGTGACGTAGACGGTGCGGGTGACGCCGCACTCGGTAATGCGCTTGCGCAGCGCACCGCGCAACCAGCAATTGATCGGGGGCTGCTCAATGCGGATCACAGGCCGCCGGTTGCGGATATCGATCTCGCGCACCGTGCAGCCGGCGTCGTCCAGGTGATGGATAGCGGACATGGCGATGCGCGTTGCATCCACCGCCAGTGCGTTGGCCAGAGCCAAAGTGGAGATGCTCATGCCTTGGCGCCTCCTGTGTTCGGGGCCATCCGGATCGCCTGGTACAGCGCCAGCGTGTGGATCGTGTACTTGCCGATCTGGGTCTCGTAACCCCAGTCGCCCGGTGCGCCGAGGAAGCGCGCAAGCTCGCCCAGCAATGCCAGCAGCCGCTGCTGCTCCACGTCGTCCAGAGGCGTGCCTGCAAGCGGCAAATGAGGGTTGTGGGTAGGGGCCGTGATGCTCATGCCAAGCCTCCTGCCACGATGTCGCGGGTCACCTTCGGTGCGCCCAGCTCCGCCGCCGCGTTCATCGCGCCGGCCAATGCGTTGTGCACAGCCAGCGGGTACAGCATCGAGCCGCCGCGCTGCTGTTTGCCGCTCGGTGTCAGCCGGCCACGGATCGCCTCCAGACCACTGGCATCAATCACCGCATCCAGGTCTGCCCCGGCGCGTGCAAAGCGGTGCCGCAGATACTCCGGCAGGTGCTGATCCAGCGGCGCCAGGTGCACCAGTTCGATGCGCTGGGCCACCTCGCGCACCTGCGGGTTGCGCTCGTCCAGCTTCAGCACCAGCTCGGGCTGGCCGATCAGCACGATCGACAGCAACGGACGCATGCCGTCCTTGAGTTCCAGGTAGCGCTTCAGGTGCTTGAGCGTCGCGCTCGGCAGACAGTGCGCTTCCTCGATCAGCAGCGTGTGCTGCATCCCGCTGCGGGCACTGTCGCGCAGCACGTTGTGCAGCTGGTGGAAACGCGCATCCGGGCTGCTGCGCGGCGGGGCCAACGGCGCCACGTTACGCACGATGCACTCGGCGATGTGATGGCTGCGCAGCGTCTTGCCGACGGTGTCCTTGTCTTCCATCGCCAGCACGTAGGGCTGACAGACGATCACCGAGGGGTCATCGCGCTGGATGCGCTCCAGCAGCTCCTCGCGCAGCGTGGTCTTGCCAGCGCCGGACTCGCCGACCACGCCCAAGAAGCCGCCGTGCCGCACCGTGCTCCACATCGCCTCCCGCACGTAACGCGCATCGGGCGAGAGGTACACGTCTGCCGGCTCGCGGCATTCGGCGAATGGATCGCGTGCCAGCTTGAAGTGCTGGCGCGCAGTGGGTGAAAGAGTGGCTTTACGCAGTAACATGATGTCGTTCCTCTCTGCTACGTTGGTGGGTGGGACAACCGGCCTCGAAGCGTTGCCGCGCTTCGGGGCCTTCTTTTTCTCGGCGCTGCCGGTCTGGTGGCAGATTCCGTGCTGGGTGAGCCAGTCGGCAACGCGCCCGGCGACGGCGGGTTGCAGCGGCATGCCGTGATTGGCGGCCAGCGACATCCAGGTGCGCGATGTGCCGGCGGCTTCGGCCAGGGCCTTCAGCGTCAGCCCGCGCTCGGCGAGCGTCGCCTTCAAGTTCGCCGGCAGCGTGGTGAGCGCGGTCATTGCGCACCCCCCATCACCGCACGCAGGCCGCCGCGCATCAGCGCCACGGCGCAATCGTCCAGTTGCTCCTCGGGCACGCCGTCCGGCCACAGGGCCGCCATGCGTGCGTACTGATCTGCACTCCAAGCGCCGCCGCGTTCCTCTACCCGGCGCTTGAGGGCGCGGGCCATTTCGGCGTGGCTCAGTGGCGTCGGCACGTACTGCGGGCGGATCATCGGGATCGTCGCTGTGGGTTCGACGATGGCGGGCGCTTCCACCTGCGAAGGCGTGCCGGCACGCGGCAATGCCTCCATGACCTCGGTCTTGCGCCAAGCCTTCGTTGGGTCTATTTCCCCACCGAACGGAGTGCGCTTGGCCTTCCGCGCCGCCACCGCTTCGGCATCGGTCTGCACCTGCATCGCCAGTCGGGAAATCTCCTTGCGCACCTCGTCGGCAGGCGTGTCCGGCATGCGCTTGAACTCCTCGCCCGCGCGCGCCGCATCCACCGGGAAGTTCCAGGCACCAAGTTGGAGGCGCGGTGCGAGGTAATGCGCAGGCTTGCCATCCTCGCCGGTCGTCAGCACGCGCACGGTGTCGGTGTCGAAGGCATTTATTGCCACCTGCACTTTGCTGTCGTTCAACACGCCCGGCATGCCGCGCACGTCCCAGCGCGCACCCTTGAACCTGATCGCCAAATCGCGCACGGTGCATTCCACTGGCTGTGTCGTCGCCAGCTCGCGCAACACCTCCACCGGCGGGGCCAGTCGCAGCTGCTCTGGCGAGATGCGCAGCCAGCCGTCCCGCCGCGTCAGGCCGGTGCGGCTGTGCGTGCGCGTGGCGTTGTAGTGCGCGCACCATTCATCAGCCAAGCGCTGGATTTCAGCCAGCGAAACCACGGGATCACGCAACTTCAGCGGTGCCTCAAAGTGCGTTTCGATCAGCCCTTGGCCGCGCTCGCCCGAACCAATGGCGCGCGGGTTGCCTGCCGCGTGCGCCCATGTCTGGATGCCCATCGCCACACAGAACGCCAGCAACGCCTGCGACTCCGTGCCCTTGTCCATGCCCAGCAGGCGCGGCACACCGTGCATCGCGATGCCGGGCGTCGGCGTCATCGCATGGATCAGTGCCGAAATCACATTGAGCGCGGATTCGGCGCGCAGCGCGTAGAACACCCGCAGGTGACCCGTGCAGTGATCCACGATGTCGTAGCGGATCAGGCGGCGATCTTTGATCGCCTCGAAGTTCTTGGGCTTGCCCCGGTAATACATCGCGCGCGGCATCTGCTCGGTACCACCGTCGGCGAGATAGAACTGCCGTGAAATCGAGGCGTCGATCTGCCAGAAGTGATTGGGATGCTCGCTCGCCACCGACACTGCCGCCGTGACGGCTGCCAATTGGCTGGGGTGGCAGCCGTACGTCATCATCGCGCGGCTGATCGCCGATTCGGACAGCGGCAGGAACTCGCCCGTGGTCTCATCCACGCGCCCCGCCTGAATCTTTCCATTGGCCCGCAGGATGGACACCGCATCGCCGATGGAAAGCTCGCCCGTGCCGGTGAGACGGCGGGTTTCCTCAATGATGGCTGCGATCATCAACGCCTCATCGCGCATCAACGCACTCACGCCCGCGTCCGAGCGGCGCTTGCGTGGCTTGCCCACGCGCACATGCTTGAGGCGCGCCAGCAGCGTGGGCACCGAGATGCCCATGCGCTGTGCTGCCTCGCGGTAGATCGGCGTCTTGCCGCCATGCCCAGCCGCCTGTGCGGCGCGGGCCACGCTGGCCAGCTCCTCGTACATCGCAGGTGACAGGGCGGCGGACATCGTCAGACGCCCTGCTGCCAGTCGGGCGCGCCGTGATCGTTGACGATGGGCAAGCCGAAGTGATCGCGCACCCGCCGCAGTTCGCCCAACAGCTCGCCCACCAGCCCGGCCATGAACTGGTCGTGCTCGTCGCCCATGCTTTCGGCACCGCCCTCGTTGATCGCGTGTTCGCGCAACTGGGTAAAGCGGGCGAAGAGGCTATCCACATCCTCCCCTTGTGCGCTGATGTCCGCACGCGCCTGGAGCGCGGCGGTAGTCGCAAACTGGCGCAGTTCCAGGGCGGTTTCGCCAGGCGTGGCCTTGGTACGTTGGCCCTTGAGCCGGCGCACTTGTTTCTGCAGTGCCTCGATATCGCTCTCGCGCTTGGCGGCGCGATCGTCCTTGGCCTGCATGTCGGCGCGGGCTTCGCGGACGGCGGCGCGCAACTCATCGCGTGACATCACCGCGACCTCGTCCAGCGCGAGTTCCCCCGTTTGGCCGTGCTCGGCCAGCTCCTGGAACTGCTCCGGTGGCAACTTGGCCAGCTCGATCATGCGACCGATCGTTGTGGCAGCACTGGTCAAATCCCGAACGCGTTCGGGATTTGCCACCCCACCAATCTGTCGTGCCCACGCCATCATGTGCAACGCGGTGTCGTCACCCAAGTTCAGGCGACGCAGCATTCCGGCCCACTCGCCGTGGGCAGTACAAGCTCGCACAACAAGAAGCCGCCGCCCCGCCCGAAGGAAAGACTCAGCGCTTCGCCCCAGGTCTTGGCGAATCTCGGCTTCGTAATGTTCTGGGCTCCACGGCAGCCCATCGCCGAACTGATCAATTACAGCCTGCTGCTGCTCGTTCATCACGGCCAGTTGCTGGCTGCGTTCGTCCAGCAGCTCGCCATCCAGCGGCGCACTGGCGGGTTCAGCCGAAGCAATGGGGCGGGCACCACGTTTGGTAGTCATGCAGGGGTCTCCTTAGCCGAACGTGCGGCTGTAGCGGTTGGTGAAGTCGGACAGGCGCTGCTCTTCGCGGCCCACCTCGGCCTGGTGCGCAATGGCCAGCTGGATCAGTCGCGGTGCCAGCCGCCAACGCTCGTCCTTGCCTGGAATGCGTTCGGCCCAGCCCAAATGCTCCAGCGCCTGCAGATCGCGCAGCGTGGTGCTCGCGGATTGGCGCACTGCTTCGGCCACCTGCTGATTGCGTAGGCCGTCGTAGTTGTGCCCTGCCAGGGTTTCGATCACGGCCTTGGCCCGGGCGAGGCCGGCGGGCGCGCTCATGCCGCCTCCTTCACGCCAGCGGCAGTGAGCACCTTGCGGCGCCAAGCCCGGCCCTTGGGTCCCGCCCATGTGCCGAAGATGGCCTGCCGTACCAGCGAGGGATCGATGCTCTGACTGCGGCACCACGAGGTGTAGGTAGTGCCGTGCAAGATGAAGGCCGCGCGCACCTGCTGCATCAGGCGAGTGCCAGGGTCGGTATCGGTTTGGGGCATTGCGCTATCCTCACGAGCAGATAAATGACGTGAGATAGATAATGAGACCGAACGGTCTCCTTGTCAAGGGACCGATATGAAAAAAACTACAGGGCAACGATTGCGCGAAGTAAGAGGAGCTGCGACGCAAGCGGAGTTCGCAGATCTACTTGGCGTTTCCCGGAAAACTTGGATTCGCTATGAAGCTGATGAGCGTGATCCAGACGTTGAAATGATCGTGAAGCTCAACCTGCTGTTCGGCGTCCAGCCTCTATGGCTACTTACCGGCGATGAAAGCATTGGCGCCGGGATACGCCTCGATTCAACCGAGGGCGCGCTGCTGCGCGACTACCGGCAATGCAACGAGCGGGGCCGCATCGCGATAGCACAGATGGCAAGGGCGCTAGCTACCGCTTCCGAAACGAGTGGTGTTCACGATGCGGGCAAATTCACCACCGCCTCCTACCAAGACAAGCTGGCAGAGAAGCCAAAGCCCGCCGCCAAGAAACGCGCCCCAGCCAAGAAACGCGCGCCGGCCAAGAAGGCAGTGCCGCCAGACGGGAGTACTGCGCAGCACTTCTATCAGCCAGTGGGCCAGGTTGCTGGGCGGGACATTGTCAATAAACCAAGGAGCAAGCGATGACCACGCAGAACTTTTACGGACATGTGCACCAGGTGGCTGGGCGAGACATCCGAAACGAGGGTGCGCAGCTCACATACGCCCACCTCACAACTCCGGAGTTGCTGGCCAATTGGCAGGCGCGCCATGACCGCATACAGGCGGTTCGCGGCGAGCAGAAGTGGAACCGGAGCCTGTGGTACGCCGTGCTCATTGGCGCACTCGTCATCATGTACATCGGCTGGCCACAGGCCGGCTCCTGGATGCTCGGGTGGCTTGTTGCCGGCGCTGCCACGCTACTCGTGCTGCGCGTCGATCCACATGTCGGGCGAGCCGACATCGTAGAGGACGCACGAGTAATCGCCATCATCCAGGACGTACTGCGCAACCGCCCGGACTGGCGGCCTGCAGCCAACGATTGACCACCACCAGCAACCCACAGGGGGTGACATGCAAATCATTGAGGCGACGATCCATAGGATCGAAAAACAACAGCATGCGACAACGGCCCAGACGCATGTACGGCCCACATGCCTACCTATTGACCAAACGCTATCGCGGGTGTGCCACGAACTTCTGGACATGTACACCAAGAAGCTCGACAGTCAGGGCACGTTCGCAAACAACCCAACAGTGGATGTCTTTCCTCGTGTCTTCGATGAGTACGTCAATCAGACGCGCACCTTCCAGCAGCTTTCAGAGGATGTGTTGGCTCTCATTGCGAGAGAGATGGGGGGCACAAGTGCAGCGAATGGTGGTTACGTCCTGTTTGTGCGATATAGCTTTCCGCCAAACGAGTTCCTGCTTATCGCAATGCTGAAGCAGAAAGCCGGCGCCTCCATCGACGATGCCAGCCTCGACCTCAAGGATACGCTGAGCATCGATCTTGGTCTGCTGAACGAAGCTGCCCGCGTGAACATCACGCGCCATGGCGCTCAAATTGAGCCCTATCTGACATTCATCAAAGGTCCGAAGCGAAGGGACGAAATCACGCGCTACTTTCGCGAGGCGCTCTCTTGCACCAACTTCACGAGCTCATTGGTGCAGACCAAGGATGTGATCACTGCACTTGATGAGTTCGTTGCACAGCGCACCGACCTTGACAATGCAGCCAAGAGAGCGGAGACGATTGACGCCAGGCAGCGGCTTTTTGACTGTTTCAGGGCAAACCCCGAAGAAGTTGCCTTGCAGACGGTTGCTGCTGCAATCAGCCCCCAAGATCCCCAGGAGTTCATCGACTACGCCAAGGGTCATGTGGGTGGCCAGCCGCGTTTCGACTTCAGTGATCGGTTCCGCCCAGATAAGACAGCGGTGCGCAGCCTGAAGCGCATTACAGGAACCACAGGCACCGTTCGAGTCAGCTTTGATGTCGCCGATGTCCAGTCGGGAGCGGTATCCTACAGCCATGAGCACGATGCCTTATTGATTTCGCATCCCAGCGAAGCGCTCCGGAGCGAGGTCGAAAAGTATGCCGGTGGAACTTCCAACTGACCCTCAAGACCTTGCGCTGTGGCTGTTTTCAGAGCTAGAAGGCGTCGGTCGAGTTGCGGGGACACGCCAGTGGAGTGGGCGACTACCTGTGCAGTTCGACTTTGCTGAGATAGAGCAGCACCTTGAGGCCGTTTCCGAAGAGCTTAAGGGTGTATGCAATTCCCGTACTCGCATTATAGAGTTCCACCCGCACCTCGTTGATGTGTATGAGGACATGACGGAAATGCTCGGGGTGGTGGCGAACCGTGTTCTTGTTCCTGGTCGGTTCGTGATTCGCTCCCTTGGCTTCAAGTACCCTGCTGATAGTGCAAGCGGCTCGATTCCGACCGAGGTGAGCCGATATTTTGATGTGGTTGGCCTGTGGCGCACCTTCTGTCAACTGGCCGATCTTCCCGACCCATCGGGTAGGCACGCCTTGTTCGTCGCTGGCCACAATGAACGTCTGACGCTGCATGCCGACTACCTGCCACAGCAGTTGAGCGGTAACTTGGAGTTGGCGCCCTTTGCTGCGGATTTCAGTCCCAATGAGATCCATGCCGACCAGAAGCGATCAATTGTTCGTTCCATCCTGATCGAAACCTTCAAGTCCCGCAAAAACGCAACGCTCGGCGATGTGCTGACGCAATTCGAGGCCATTGAAAGTGAGGCTCGTAAGTCCTATGCCATGTACATGGCTGAGTTCTCGGTCAAGAAGGTGATGAGCGAAGTCGAAAAGCAGAACTTGGACGACATGCTGAGTCTGAATAAGACCTTGTCCGACATCCAGAACCAGCTGCTGGCACTGCCAGCAGCAATCCTTCTGGCTGGCGCTACGCTCAAGATGGAAGACCCCATCCGTAACAATGCCGTCCTCGCCGGAGTGCTGGTATTCAGCCTGTTGATGTGGACATTGATCGGCAATCAGCACCATTCGATCAACGCCATCGCGACTCACATTGGCCTTCGAAAGAAGAAAATTGAGGCGATGCCTGCCGAGGCAGGTGGAGAAGCAGTGAAGCTCTTTAAGCCTCTGGAACTGCGTGTCAAGAGACAGCGAGTGACGCTTCGAACTATCTGGGTTTTAGTCGCCTTGGTATTTGTGCTTTGCGCTCTGGCGGTACTGGACATCAACGGGCATGTTCAGCTCGCTGATTGTTGGAGTTGGCTGAAGTTGCTTTTGAGCCGCAGCGCAACGCAATAGTCGCCCAGTACGAGCCTCCCACGCGCGCGCGAGGCAGTAATCGGAACCAGGGCCGATGATCGCGCCCTGACGCATGCGGACACTGCACCGGAACTCATCCGGGCAGGAGTCCGCCATGCCTTGCAACATCCAGCACCACACCGGTGGCCGCCGTGGCTGATCCGGTGCAGCGCAACGTCACCGAGCAGTTGGTCGGCGGCTCGCTGCTGGTGGCCATGCTGCTGGCGGCGCTGCTGATCCAGCCCTGGGAAGGCCGGGTACTCAAGCCCTACCGCGATATCGTCGGCGTGCTGACGGTGTGCGACGGCCACACCGGCGGCGTCGAGCAGCGCACCTATACAGACGCCGATTGCGACCAGCTCTTTGCATCCGATCTGGGCGAAGCCTGGCGCACCGTGGCGCGCTGCTACACCGGCCCCATGACCGAGCACCAGGCCGCCGCGCTGATGTCGCTGGCCTTCCGCGTTGGGCCGGGTGGCAAGGGCGTGAAAGACGGCGTGTGCTGGCTCAAGTCCGGGCGCATGCCCACCATCCGCGTGGCCGCCAATGAAGGCCGCTGGGAAGCCGCCTGCGCGCAGTTCGATGACTGGGTCTATGCCGGTGGCGTGCGCGTGCGCGGGCTGGTCCGGCGTGCCGCTGCCGAGCGCAAGCTGTGCGAGGGGCGGATCTGATGGCCGGCCCCATGCTCCGCGCCGCGTTGCTCGCATCAGTGGTTGCCAACCTGCTGTTCGTGTTCGTGGTCTACGCCCTGGCCGCGCAGCGTGACGAGGCCCGCTCGCAGCGCGACACCATCGCCGCCCAGGTCATCCACCAGCGCGCCGAGTTCGAGGTACGCGCTCGCCAGCGTGAGCGCGAGCAACACGAAGCGCTCGCCGGCATCCGCCTGATCTTTGCCAGGGAAATGCAAGATGCACAGAACGATCACGACACTGTTGTCGCTGACTTGCGCGCTGACAATCTGCGGCTGCGCCGCCACTGGCAAGGCTGTGCTGCCACCGCCCAGCTGTCCGCAGCCGCCGCAACCGCCGCCGGAGCTGATGGCGGAGCCGAACTTCGAGCACGTGGTGCGGCTGATCTTGTTCGAGCCGGCGCCCAATGCGACGCCCGAATCCGTGCTCTCCAATCCGCCATCCGCACCTACGCCGGAGGCACAACGTGATCCTGAGCATTGAACCCATCCACATCGTCTGGATGGTCGGCGTATGCCTGGCGGTGCTGGGTGCACTGGCCGGCCTGGGGCGGTGGTTGCTGGCGCAGTTCCAGCAGCGCATCGACGACCGCTTCAACCTGCTGGCCGAAGACGCCCGCGCATGGCGCCAGCAGGAGATCAAGCTGATGGAGCTGCGCAACCACATCAGCGAGAGCTACGTGCGGCGTGATGACTGGGTGCGCAGCCAGAGCGTGGTGGAAGCCAAGCTCGATGCGCTGGCCGCCAAGCTGGAGCTGATGCAGTCGCAGGTTTCACCAATGCGAGGAACAGGGAATGGACGTTGATACCGCCAAGCCCCGGCACGAACAGGTGCGCTGGGTGCTGCTGCTCACCCTCAACAACGCGCGTCCGCGCGGTGCCGGCGGCAGTGTGCTGCTGGGCACGGTGCAAGGCGCGCTGTACCCGGATGCCACGCTGTTGGAGATCCGGCGCGAGCTGGATTACCTGGAAAGCCGGCGCCTGGTGGAAGTGGATCAGTCCCCGGCCGGCCCGTGGCTGGCGCGCCTGACCCGCCACGGCGTGGACATCGCCGAATACACCATCGACTGCGGCCCTGGCATCGCCCGTCCGCCGAAGTACTGGTGACGCCATGCCGCCTCCGAGCAAGATCGACCTGTTGCCTGAAGAAGTCCGCCGCGAGCTGGAGGAGAAGATCATCTCCAACGGCTTCGGCGGCTACGTCGCCCTGAGCGAGTGGCTGGCCGAGCGCGGCTTCGAGATTGGCAAATCCACCCTCGGCGTACACGGCAAGAAGCTGGAACGCCACATCGCCGCAGTGAAGGCCAGCACCCAGGCCGCGCTCGCGTTGGAGGAAGCCGCCCGCGACGATGCCGACGCCCGCAGCAATGCCATCTATGCGCAGTTCCAGTCGGGCATTTTCGATGCACTGATGGCGCTGGACGAGGCCGAAGACGAAGCCGATCCAGTCAAGAAGCTGGCCCTGCTCACCAAGGCCGGCAAGGACTTTGCCGCCATCGGACGCGGCAACCTGGCACGCCAGCGCTGGGCCGCCGAGGTGCGGGCCAAGCTCGATGCCGCACGCCAGGACGTGCGCCGCATCGCGGCCGATGCCGGCGTGCCTGACGACGTGCAGGCCGCGATCGATGCGCGCCTGATGGGTGTCACCTGATGGGCAACGCGCGCTGCATTCCGGCTGATCTGAAGGCAACGTTCCTGCCCTCGCAGTCGCGCTGGATCGCGGACAGCTCGCGCCTGAAGATGGCCGAGAAGTCGCGCCAGATCGGCTGGAGCTGGGCCACCGCCTACGCCTGCGTGCGTCGCACCGCACGCAAGGGCGCGCGGTGGGATCAGTGGGTGAGCAGCCGCGACGAAATGCAGGCACGCCTGTTCATCGAAGACTGCAAGCTCTGGACCGATGTGCTGCACATCGGCGCCAGCTACTTCGGCGAGCAGGTGGTTGATCCGGATACCAAGCAATCGGCCTACGTGCTGCGCTTCGCCAACGAACGCCGCATCCACAGCATGTCCTCCAACCCCGATGCCCAGGCCGGCAAGCGTGGTGGGCGCGTGCTGGATGAGTTCGCGTTGCATCCGGATCCGCGCAAGCTCTGGGCCATCGCATATCCGGGCATCACCTGGGGCGGCTCGCTTGAGGTGTTCAGCACCCATCGCGGCAGCCACAACTTCTTCAACCAGCTGATCCGCGAGGCGCGCGAAGGCGGCAACCCCAAGGGCATCAGCCTGCACCGCATCACGCTGGAAGACGCCCTCAACGAAGGCCTGCTCTACAAGCTCCAGCAGAAGCTGCCGGAAGACGACGAGCGCCAGGAGATGGACGAGGCGGCGTACTTCGACTTCGTGCGCGCCGGCTGTGTGGATGAGGAATCCTTCCAGCAGGAATACATGTGCAAGCCGGCCGACGATGACGTCGCCTTTCTGGAATACGACCTGATCGCCACCTGCGAGTACGCCCAGGACGCGGCCTGGCAAAGCATGGAAGGCGGCCAGCTGTACGCCGGCATCGACATCGGCCGCAAGCGCGACCTCACCGTGATGTGGATCTTCGAGCGCTTGGGCGATGTGCTCTACACCCGCCATGTGATCGCACTGCAGAACATGCCCAAGCCCGAACAGGAAGCCATCCTGTGGCCGTGGATCGCCCGCTGCCGCCGCACCTGCATCGACGCCACCGGCTTGGGCATCGGCTGGGTGGACGATGCCCAGCGCCGCTTTGGCGAACACCGCGTGGAAGGCGTCACCTTCACCCCGAAGGTGAAGGAGGCACTGGCCTATCCGGTGCGCGGCAAGATGCAGGATCGCACCCTGCGCATCCCCTACGACCCGCACATCCGCGCCGACCTGCGCAGCGTCACCAAGCAAACCACCGGCGCCGGCAACATCCGCTTCACCGCCGAGCGCACGCCTGACGGCCACGCCGACCGCTTCTGGGCGCTGGCGCTCGCGGTGCACGCTGCCGCCACCCCGTCGGCCCCTGTCGAGTTCCAGTCCACTGGCACCCGCGCCTCGTCCATTGCCTCGGTCGGCTTCGAGCTATCCGATCACGGCTTTGGCAGCGTGCCCGGCGGCAATGATTTTGGAGGTTTCCTGTGATCGAGATTCCCGGTTGGGCAATCACTTCCGTATCCGTTCTGATTGTTGGTTTCGGCGTGATTGCCGCCACGGCCGCAGCACTTGCCGGAGCGTTCGTTTTTGTGGGGTGGATGCTTCGGATGACTGGCCAGTGGCGGATTCTTTTCCTGGCAGTCGCTGTTCGCCTTCACGGGCGCAACTACCGAGAAGAACTGCTCTGGAAAGCGATGAAGGAGCGTGCCGGTACGTCCGCATGGGGTGCGATGAACATGGCGCGCTTCGTGTTGCTCCAGCATGAGGGGCTGGCAGACATGGTGGAAAGCATTGATCAGCGCATGCACGAGGAGTTCCACGGCCATGACTGACACCCCACGCCCCGAACTCAACCGCGAGATCGCCACCACCGGCGACGGCATCGACATCACGCGCGGCTTCACCGGGCCGCTGCTCACGCCCTACGACAGCGTGCTGCGCACCCGTGGCGGCAATGACCTGGTCATCTACGAACAGGTGCTGTCCGATCCGGAAGTGAAGGCCACCTTCGGCCAGCGCCAGCTCGCCGTCACCCAATGCGAGTGGCAGGTCGACGCCGGCGGCAAGCGCGCCATCGACAAACAGGCCGCCGAGTTCCTGCGCCAGCAGCTCAACGCCATCGGCTGGGACAACATCACCACCAAGATGCTGTACGGCGTGTTCTACGGCTATGCCGTGGCTGAGACCATCTACAAGCCAGATGGCAGCCGCATCGTCATCGACCGCATCAAAGTGCGCAATCGCCGCCGCTTTCGCTACTCGCCCGAGGGCGAGCTGCGCCTGCTCACACCCACCAATATGACCGAGGGCATCCCCGCCGAAGCGCCGTACTTCTGGAACTTCCAGACTGGTGCCGACAACGACGACGAACCCTATGGCCTGGGCTTGGCGCACTGGCTGTACTGGCCAGTGCTGTTCAAGCGCAATGGCATCAAGTTCTGGCTGATGTTCCTGGAGAAGTTCGGCATGCCCACCGCCGTGGGCAAATACGATGCCGATGCCAGCGATGCCGAACGCAGCAAGCTGCTGGCCGCCACCCGCGCCATCCAGACTGATGCCGGCATCATCATGCCCAAGGGCATGGAGCTGGACCTGCTGGAAGCCGCGCGCAGCGGCACCGCCGATTACAAGGCCCTGTGCGACATGATGGATGCCACCATCCAGAAGGTGGTGCTGGGGCAGACCGCCAGCACCCAGGGCACCGCCGGCAAGCTGGGCAACGACAAGCTGCAGGCGGACGTGCGCGACGACATCATCAAGGCCGATGCGGACCTGATCTGCGAGAGCTTCAACCTCGGTCCGGCGACGTGGCTCACCCAATGGAACTTCCCCGGTGCCGCGCCGCCCCGCGTGTTCCGCGTGACCGAAGAAAGCGAAGACCTGGACAAGCTGGCCGAGCGCGACGAGCGCCTGACCCGGATCGGCTACCGGCCCACACTGGCCAAGGTGGAACAGGTGTTTGGTGAGGGCTATGAACCTGCACCCGTGGTCGCCGCACAGCTGCCAGGCGGCGGTGCGCCGCCGGTCGCGTTCGCGGCAGCAGATGAGACGCCTGGTTACCTCGACGCCCTAGCCGACACCATGGCCGAACGCGCCGGCGGCGCCGTGGACGCATGGGTGGAACGCATCCGCGCCGAAGCCTCCCAGGCCACCGGCTACGACGATCTGCTGGGCCGCCTGTCCGCACTTCTGACCGAGCTGCCGCTGGACGAGCTGGGGCAGACGCTGGCCGATGGCTTCAGCGCGGCCGCGCTGGCTGGCCAGTCCGATGTGCAGGACGAAGGCAATGCCTGACTACCGCATCGCCTACCGCCCGTTCCCGCAGCAGCAGGCGTACTTCCGGCGCAAGGTGAACATGCCCAGCGCCCGTTGGGACGACCTGATGCACGGTGAGCACGCGCACGGCTTCATGGCCGCCGGTGTTGCGCGTGCCGATGTGCTCGATGACCTGCGCCGCGCCGTGCAGGCCGCCATTGATGACGGTGAGGGCTTCGACGCCTTCCGTTCGCGCTTCGATGACATCCTGCGCCGCCACGGCTGGATCGGCGGCGCCGGCGATGAGTCCGACGCGCGCCGCGCCTGGCGCATGCGCACCATCTACCAGACCAACCTGCGCACCAGCTACATGGCCGGGCGTTGGGAGGAGCTCCAGAAGTTCCCGTACCTGCGCTACCAGCACAACACCGTCACCAACCCGCGTGAAGACCACAAGCAATGGAACGGCCTGGTGCTGGCCACGGACGATCCGTGGTGGAACACGCACTATCCGCCCAACGGCTGGGGTTGCCGCTGCACCGTCACCGGCGTGGGCAAGGGCCGCATGCGCGCGCTGGGCAAAGACGCGCCAGACCAGGCACCAGACCCCAGCGACGGCGACCCGCCCGAGGAATGGGCCTATCACCCCGGCAAGGCCGCACGCTCTTTGCCGGCGGCGGCGAGCTTTGGTGAAAAGGTCGCACAGCTACCACCGCCGTGGCGCGCGGCCGCGCTGGATGATGCACAACGCCGCCGTGCGGATTGGTTCGCGGACTGGCCCGGCTTCATCGGTACCGTGCGCGGCGAGATTGCCGCCGGCGCAGCCCGTCCGCAGGGCGCGGCTACACCGCTGGGCTTCATCCCTGAGCAGGTGCTGGGCGTCCTGGCATCCGGGCGTGCGCTGAATGGCCGCGCCTTTGCGCCGGTGACACCGCGTACCGCGCTGATGGCGACCACGGATCGCGCGGTCTATCACAGCCTGCGCGATGCCAAGTTCACTGATCGGCCAGAGCTGCGCGACGTGTTCACCGCCGCATTGGAGAATGCGCCAGCATGGGTTGCCAGCGCTGATGCGGTGCTGTGGAACGCGGCCGATGGCGTCTTGATGTTTGCCAGGCGCGGCGATGATGGCCACTACATGACATTGGTTGCACGCGTTGACCTGCGAGAACGCCGCGCACGGGAGCCGGCTATGGCCACATGGCTGAGGACTGTCGAGATGTACACCGGGGCGGCGTTACGGCAGCACGCACTGGTGGCCGGCAGAATCGAATGAACGGGCTGGGGCGGGACTCGAACCCACATACGCAGTGCCGATGGCACCTCACCCTTACCTGACCGGTGTTCTACCAGCCCGTGAGGAAATCCTAACATGGCCAAGGACGTCACCATCACGCTGGACGATGCCGCCGTACAGGCAGCTTTCGACCGGCTGACCAAGCTCGGCCGCGATGCCAGCCCGATGATGGCCGAGATCGGCGAGCACCTGCTGGAGAGCACCCAGCGCCGCTTCGACTCCGGCACTGATCCCAGTGGTGTGCCCTGGGTGCCGTTGAAGGACGGCAGCGGGCGCACGCCGTTGCGCGTCACCGGCACCCTGCGGGATCAGATATTTCCCAGCCACGGCTCAGACTTTGCCCAGGTGACGGCTGCGACAAAGTACGCACGCTGGCATCAGGAAGGCACCGACCCGTACGTCATCCTTCCCACCAAGAAGAAAGCGCTGGCCTTCGCCGGCCCCGGTGGTGCCAGGATCGCCCGCCGCAAGGTCAACCACCCCGGCCTGCCGCCGCGCCCGTTCATGGGCTTGTCCGACGAGGACCGCACCGACATCGGCCAGATCGCCGCCGCCTACCTGGAAGACGCCGCCGACGGCTGATCCGCCGCATCGCCTGTACGGCCCTGCGCGGCGTTCCTGCCCCTTTACGCCACGCTGCTACCTCCAGCAGCCTGTGTCACGCGCAGAACGGCACACCGCGCGTTAACGCGCGCATCTTTTCGGGGGTTCGCCGTCGGCACGCAGTGAAACCGCGCGATCCGCCTTCCCGCGCGCGCGGAAAGTTCGGAACCAGGGCCGATTACCGGCGCAAGCCAAGTGCGGACCATGCGCTCCATGGACACCGCACCCACCTCCGTCGCCATCGACATCTTCCGTGCCGGCACGCAGACCGACATGCACGGCCGGCAGGTCACCATCGACCGCACCGAGCTGGCCGCCATCGCCGCCTCGTACGATCCGGCCAAGCATGAAGCGCCGCTGGTCGTGGGCCATCCCAAGCTCGACGCGCCGGCCTACGGCTGGGTGAAGGGCCTGCGCGTGGAGGGCGACATCCTGGTCGCCGATACGCACCAGGTGGACCCGGCGTTCGCCGCCAGCGTCAACGAAGGCAAATACAAGAAGAAGAGCGCCTCGTTCCTGCTGCCTGCATCGCCCACCAATCCGGCGCCGGGCAGCTACTACCTCAACCACGTCGGCTTCCTCGGTGCCACTGCGCCGGCGGTAAAGGGATTGCGGGATGCGCAATTCGCCGCCGATGCCGAGCAGCTCGTCGAGTTCGCCAGCGACCGCCGCTGGGGCTTCCGTGAAATCGCAAAGGTGTTCGGTCGCCTGCGTGACTGGCTGATCGAGCGCGACGGCGCCGAAGCCGCCGAGCAGGTCATCCCCGCCTGGCAGATCGAATCCCTGATCGAGGCCGCACAGCCGGATGTGCAGCTCGATCCCGTTTCCGCAGCGGCCTTTGCCGTGCCACTTCAAGAGGTAACCCCCATGCCTGACGAACAGACCGCCGATTTCGCCGCACGCGAACAAGAGCTTTCCCAAAGGGCGACCGACCTGGCTGCTCGCGAGCAGGCCCTGGCCACCCGTGAGCACCAGGCGCGCCATGCCGATGCCATGGAGTTCGCCGCCGGGCTGGTGCAGGCCGGTCAGCTGCTGCCGCGCCACGCGCCGATGGTCACCGAGCTGCTGCTGGTTCTGCCGGCCGACACGCCGCTGAGCTTCGCCGCCGAGGATGGCACCACCACCGAGGTCGCCCCGGCACAGGCCCTGCGCGAGTTCCTTTCCAGCCTGCCGGCGCAGGTGAACTACGCCGAGAAGTCCGGCGCCGACACCATCGCCGCGCCCATGGCTTTCGCCACCCCGCCCGGCGAAACCGCCGACCCCACCGGCATCGCGCTGCACAACAAGGCCATGGCTTGGATGCAGCAGCACCCCGGCACCGCCTACCTCGCCGCCGTCAAAGCGGTGGGCGGCTGATTCCTTTCCCGACCGGAGCACATACCCATGACCCAGAAGATTTCACTGCTCACGCTTTCCACCGCCGCCGCTGGCGCATTGGTGGCCGAGCGCTTCGTCACTGCCGCCGGCTCCTATGCCTCGGCTGGAGGTAATGCCGATGGCGTCACCACCACCAAGGCCGCCTTGGGCGAACTGGTGGGCATCGACGTGCTGGGCACCGCCGTCGTCACCGCTGGCGCCGCGATCAGCAAGAACGCCTATGTCCAGGTCGGCAGTGATGGCAAGGCCATCACCCGCACCACGGGCGCCACCGTAGGCCGCGCCCTCCAGGCTGCCACCGATGACGGTGATCGCATTGAGGTGCTGCTGATCCCGAACGCTCCGCCTGCCTCTGGCGGCGGCTGATAGCCGCCACTGCCGATCGCGCCATCCGTCTTCACTCCTGAGAGCCTGACCATGACCCAGCAAACGCTTTCCCAGTCCCGCGTCATCAATCCCATCCTGACCACGCATGCGCAGGGCTATGTCATGCCCGGCAATGTCGGCCATGCCTTGTTCCCGCGTGCCGATGTCGGCACCTACGGCGGCCAGATTCTGACCTTCGGCCAGGAAGGCTTCCGCCGCTACAACACCAAGCGCGCGCCGGGTGCGGCCACCAAGCGCGTGACCTTCGGTTACGAAGGCGAGAAGTACGCCATCGTGCCCAGCGCCCTTGAGGCTCTGGTCCCGGACGAGGTTGCCAATGACGCACAGAAGGTGCCGGGCGTGGATGCCGCCGGTGACGCCGTCGACCTGGTCCTCAATGTGTTCGGCCTGGAGCATGAGTGCGAATGCGCCGATCTGGCCCGTACCGCCGGCAACTACGACAACGATCACAAGGTCGCCCTGACCGGCCAGGACCGCTGGCGTGGCACCAGTGGCGACCCGACCGATGACATCGAGACCGCCAAGGAAGCCATCCGTGGCTCCATCGGCATCCGACCCAACACGCTGCTGCTCTCCGCCAGCTCGCTGTCCGCGCTCAAGGCCAACAGCAAGATCCGGACTTACATGGATGATCGCAACATTGCCGCGCTCACCCGGCAGGTCATCGCCGACATGTGGGAGATCCCGAATGTGGTCATTGGCGAGGCCGTGGCCGCCACTGGCCAGGACGATGACTTCGGCGACGTCTGGGGCAACGACGCGATTCTGGCCTACGTCGCGCCGCCCAGCGGCAGCAACCGTCGCAATCGCGCCCAGCCCAGCTACGGCTACACCTACACGATCCCTGGCCACCCGAACGTGCGCCAGCCCTACCGCGACCAGAACCGCGTGTCGTGGGTGTACCCGGTGAGCTGCGACCGCACGCCGGTGCTGGCGGGCGTCACCGCCGGCTACTTGATCCAGAACGCCGGCGCCGCGCCGGCCTGAGCCCCGAGACGCCGCCCGGCATCGGGCAAAGGGCAGGGAACGACGCCAATGATCCTGTCGTGACAGCCGGAGAGACGGCACTGATCCCAGGAGTTCGCCATGTCCAAGACCTCAACCCAGCTGTGCTACCCGGTGCTGATGCCCTTCAAGTTCCGGGGCGTCATCGCCAAGCCGCCAGCGTTCGTGCAGTTGGCCGCTGATCAGGCCCGCCAGTACCAGGACGCCGGCGTGCTGGGTGGTGAAGACGTGGCGTGCCTGCCGCCGGACGGCGGCGACTCACACCCCAGCGAGAGCGGCAAGGATGAAAGCAGTGATCGCGCCACGGATGGCGCGCTTGACCCCGCCGCCAGCCAGACGGCACCGGCTGGCGTGTCGGGCGATGGTGCCAAGGCGCCGGCGAAGACGCGAGCGCCCGCCAAGGCTGCCGCGCCCCGGAAGAAGGCGGCCAAGTGATGGAAAACCAGCACCGCAAGATAAGCGGCTACCGTGAACTGGACGCCGCACAGATCGACCTGATCAACGCCATCAAGGAGCAGGGCAACGCTCTGGGCTTGGCGGTTGAGGCGGTCGATGCGATGCCCGATGTGGACAGGCGAGCCGTTGCGCTGGCCAAGACGCATCTGCAAACCGGCCTGATGTGGCTGGTGCGCGGCATCACGAAGCCGGAGGGCTTCTGATGTACTGCACGCCCGCCCAGCTGGCCGATGCCAAGCTCACCACCGAACTGGCCCAGCTCACCACGCCGCAACGCAACGCGCTGGTGGCCGATGACCTGATGGAAGCCACCCTGCGCGACGAAGATCGCAGCGGCTTCGATCCGGCAGACGTGGCCGTGGCCGATCAGGCCCTGGTGCACGTCATCAAGGCACTGACCGATGCCGGCGATGTGATCGACGGCTATCTGGCGCTGCGCAAGCCGGTGGCTTACACGCTGCCGCTGAACCCGGTGCCTGGCATCGTCAGCGCGTGGGCGCGCTGGATCGCCCGCTATCTGCTCAACAAGGACCGCGTCGGCACTCGCGAGGAAACTGACCCGGTGGTGCGCGATTACCGCCAGGCCATCCGCTTCCTGGAACTCACCCGCGACGGCAAGTTCAGCCTTGGCGCCGACGACCCTCTGCCCGCGCCCAGCAGCGGCGCGCCGCAGGTGTGCGCCCCTGGTCGCGTGTTCACCCACGACACCCTGCGGGACTTCGGCACATGACGCTCGCACTCGCCATCCTCTGCCTGCTCGCGCCGTTCTCCGTGCTCGGGCTGCTGATCGCATGGCACATCGCACGGCCCCAGCGCAGCCCCGCCGACACCAGCAACAGGCTCAATAAGGCCCGCTTGCTCTGGTTTGCGATGACGCGCGAGGAAATGTTCTTGCCGATCTTCCCCTGGCTGGCGCGTGACGAGCGCGACAACGTGGAGGGGCAGCGATGAGCTTCGCCGGCCCATTCCCGCTCGCCGCCGCCGTCGCCCGCCTGGAAAGCCAGGTGCCGGCCTTGCGCCTGGTCGGCACCGCCGCCGATTTGCGCACAGCTCTCGACAGCAAGCCCCGCGCAGCGCCTGCTGCATTCGTACTCAAGGAGGAGCGCAGCGGGGCTCCGTCAGGGGCCAGCAACGGCGTGCTGGTGCAGATGTGCAGCGTCACCGTGCAGGTGGTGCTGATGCTCCAGAACGTGCGCCAGAGCGCGACGGGTGAAGCCGCACGCGGCCAGATGGACGCCCTCATCGCCAGCGTGCGCGCTGCGCTCCTGAAGTGGTCGCCGGACAGCACCCGCTTCTTCCACGGCCTTTCCCACCTGGCCAGCCGCGATGAGAGCTACAGCGGCGGCTGGCTGGTGGCGCAAGAGATTTTCCAGACCCGCTATCCCATCGAGGTGCGCCCATGAACCCCAACCCGCAGGACGGCGGCAGCTACCGCCGCAACGCCGACGGCAGTTTGACGCTGCTGTCGCCCACCACCGCCGAACGGCCCTGCAAGTGCCGGCCGCAGTCCATCAGTAACAACGATCCGGCGCTGCCGGCATCGCCCCCCATCGAGCACGTGGACGAACCCGACGTGATCGCCACCGAGGAACGCACCGCCGAGCCCGGCGAGGCGTTGCCGCCCGTCGCAACCACCACCCGCCGCACCAAGCGAAAGGAGTAACCCATGGCCATGCGATCTTCTTCCGACCGCGTTGCACTGCTCGCGATTGAAACCACCTACGGCACCGCCGTGCCGGGCACCGCCGCCGATGCCATCCTGATGATGGATGCCAGCGTCCAGACCGCCGCCGACAAACTGGAGCGGAACACGGACTCGCCGCACTTTGGCGGTGACCCGTTTGTGTTGGTTGGCAAGCGCGTCACGCTGACCGGCACCGTGGATCTGATCGGCCACGCCACACCCGGCACCGCCGCGCCGCTGGGCAATCTGTACCGCGTGTGCGGCCACAGCGAAACCCTCAATGTCGGCCCGCCAGCCGACGCCACCTACGCACCGATCAGCAAGAACTTCGCCAGCGGCACGGTCGATTTCTACTGGGCCGGCGTGCGCTTCCGCATGACCGGCGTGCGCGGCTCCATCGACATGGCGTTCAACATCAAGGACTACGCCAAGGGCACCGTCACGCTGACCGGCCTGCTGACCCTGCCCACCGATGCCGAGCCGCCCGCTGGCATCGATTGGTCCACCTTCCAGACCCCGGCGCCGATCGATGCCGACACCTGGACGGTGCAGGTGGGCGGTGTGAACGTCTGCGCCCAGCAGCTGAGCCTGAACCAGAACGCCACCGTCAACCTGGTGGAGTGCTCGGAAGGCCGCGAGGTGATGATCACCGACCGCAAGCCCACCGGCAGCCTGCGTGTTTACAAGGACGCGACCTTGGCCACGTGGAATCCGTGGTCCATCGCCGAATCCCAGGCCATCGTCACGCTGACCAACACCATCGTGAAGTCTGCCGGCTTGAATGTGGAAGTGCCCATCCGCGCGCAGCTGGAATACCCCAACCCGGTGGATATCGATGGCTTGGCCGGCTTCGAGATTGCCTTCACCGCCATCCCGTCGGGCACCGGCGGCGACGAGTACAGCCTGATCTTCACCTGATCCAAGCCAGCCGCGTGCTCAACGCGGCGCTGATCCAACTGTTCGGGGTTCCCGAATGGTTCGTTCAGCACCTCCCGGCGGCTGCGGCCGCCGGGCTTCCATCCCTGTCAAACACCCCTTTGGAGCCCTTCACATGTCCCTGAAATACACCGCCATCACCACCTTTGCCGGAACTGCCTTCGCCAGCCTACCCACCGACAAGCCCGGCGTGTACAACGAAGGCAGCTTCACCTGCCACTTCAACTACCTGGAAGATGCCGACGTAAACACCTTTCTGGACGATCTGCAGGCCCTGGGGGGTGACGAACAGCCAGGGAAACTGGGCAAATCGCTGGGCTACCAGTACGCATTCGTCAAGCGCATCTTGGTGAGCGTGGAAGGTATTGCTGGTGAAAGCGGCAACCTCCCGCCCGAAACCCAGTTCGACATCGTTCTGAGCAACCAGACGCTGTGGCTGGCCGCCCTCAAGGCATTCCTCGAAAACCGCAACGGCGCGCCGGCAAAAAACTCCAAGCCGTCGCAGAAGCGCTGAGCGGCAAGCGACGGCCCATCGATACCGAAGGCCTCACCGAGCAGATGAGGCAATGGGGCGCGCCCGCCGACGTGCTGGCGCGCCTTCAGGACACCGCACCACCCAGCGACATCGAGGTTCTGGAATGCAACTGGACCACCGTCACCATCTGGACCCACTGCATCCCGGCCTACGCCGGCATGGGTCAGCGCGTGGGTGTGCCGGCAGCCGAGGTGCGGGCCGCGCTGCTGCTGATGCGCATACCGCGCGCGGAGTGGCCGGACGTGCTGGCCGGCGTGCGGGTGATGGATCGGGCGTGTGGGTGAGGCTACTGGGGGGGCAGCCGCTGGCGAAGCTCGTCCAGCAGCTCATCACTGGGCAGGAAGGCGAAGCCGGAAAGAATCGGTTTCTTGTCCGCGCCCTTGGCCCCGGTAATCGTCAGGATCACTTGCGCGCCGGGATGCTCGTCGACCGCTTTGCCAGCAAGTGCAAAGTTGGTCTGGGGGAGCCGGAGGCCAAGCGGGAGCGCAACCAGCTCGCGGGTTTCACCCGGCTCCAACCCGCCATCAATGCTGAAGAAGCCATCACCTTCCTGCCATGCCATGGCGCGCCCTCGTGTGCGCACCTGGTACACGAAATCGATCTCGGCAAGCGTCACGGTAAGGTTGTTGCTGATGGTGGCGCGCATGGTCGTGGCCGTGAGGAAAACCGGGTCGGCGAGCACGATGCTTCGGTTGATGGACTCAAGCGCATCCAGTGCGTCAGTTTGCTGGTGAGCCGCCTCTTCCTTGGCGACGGCGTCCTGTCCTCGCCAGAACGCAAGCATTTCCTTCCCCGTCATGCCGTGAACAGGCTGCATGAGCGTGGTCATCGGGGTGGGTTTACCCGTGAGGAAATCCGGGGCGGACGACTCTCGGCGAGCCAGTGCAACCAGTTCGTCGAACGCATCGCGATCTTCGCCGGACAGCGACCGGCTGACCTCCTGAATCGACTCCTGCAGCGCGCCATTGCTACTGGTGTCAATGCGTGGCGTGCCGCACGCGGCCAGCAATCCCGTCAGCGCCAGAGCCCACACCTTCCTCATGCCGCGCCCCTTGTCTTTGGTGAATGCTGATTATGGCCGACCAAACCGTCACCCTGCGCATCACCGCCAACACCCAGGGTCTTGTCACTGGCGTCGAGCTGGCAAAAAGGGAAACCCGCAGCCTGGGTGATGAGGGCCAGTCGGCCGGGCAGAAACTGGGCAGCGGCGTCGCTTCTGCGCGCGCAGAGATCGAACGCACCGGCACCGTCATCAACCAGGTGAAGGGCTTTGTCGGCGGGCTGGCGGCGGCCTTCGTCAGCTTTCAGTCGGTCAAGGCGCTCGCGAGCATGGCTGACGAATGGAGCGACCTGACCAGCCTCGTCAAGGTCAACATCGGGGCAACCGAGGATGCGAACGCCGTCATGGAGCGGCTGACGCAAGTGGCACGCGGCACCTACTCCAGCTTGCGCGATACCGCACAGAGCTTTGCCGCCAACGCCACCACGCTGAATGCGCTGGGCAAGAGCACGCAAGAGCAACTGGAATACACCACCGCACTGAACAACGCGCTCGTCATCAGCGGCGCCAAGGGCGAACAGTTCGCCCAAGTGCAGGACGCGCTCAGCAAGGCCATGGCAACGGGTGCGTTGCGCGGCGAGGAGCTGAACACCGTATTGGGTCGCGGCTCAGCCGTGGCCGAGGCGCTTGCGGACGAGCTTGGCGCCAGTGTCCTGAAACTTCGCCAGCTAGGCGCCGACGGCAAGATCACCGGCGACGTGATCTTCACCGCGCTGGTTCGACGGATGGGCGAGCTGGAAGAACGCGCGGAGTCGATGCCGGCCACCATTGGTGACGCCTTCACGGTGCTCCGCAACGCGCTGCTATCCACCGTTGGCTACGCCGACAACGCGGCGAGCGCCACCAACGGCATCGCCGAGGCGATCATCGACCTGGCCGACGTGATCTCCCGGCCCGAGGTAAAGGAAGGGTTCGCGGCGGTCGCCATCGGCGCTGTGAACGCCGCAGCGGAGGTGGCCAAGCTGTTCGGTGAGGTCAAGAAGGTCGCGGACTTCGCCGGCCGGCTCGCCGGCATGAAGCTGACGGGCTGGCTGGACCCTGACGACCTGGAGCTGGGGCGGATGAGGTTCCGAGAGCTGTCCGACGAGCTGATCCGGCTGCAAAACGGCGAGCGTTCGTGGGCCGCCGTGACGGAAAAGCAGCGCCAGGCACGCATCGCGTACCTCAAGGAAGAAATCGCCACCCTCCAGGAGAACGCCAAAGCCGCAATCATCTATCAGGGGCAAGTCACCGCCGCTGCGGAAGATGCCGAAAACGCGGCGAAGAAAAGTGCTGAAGAAGCGGAACGCCAACGCCAAGCGTCGCTGGATGCGCTACGCGCGCTGGTCACAGGTTCCGGGGATGCGGAAAAGGCGACTCGCGGTCTGGCAGCAGCCCAAGCCGCCGCCCAAGCCCGGCTCGATGCCTACGCCAAGCGCCAGTCCGACAACGCCCGCGCCGCGCATGATTTCCGCGAGGCCATGCGCAGTCTTGCCGCTGAGCTGAGCGGGCCGCTCGCGCAGGCCGAGCTGGAACACCAGAAGCGCTTGGACGAGCTTCAGGAGCTGCTGTTCCTCGGCGTCATCGGCCACGCGGATGCAGCCGCCGCGCTTGAGCTCTACGAAGAACAGCTGCGCCGCACGACGGAGGAGTTCGACGGCACAGCCGAATCCGCCCGCGAGCTGGAATCCATCCTCTCGCAATTCGACGACATCGGCATGTCCGGGCTGGTCCGTGACATCCGCTTGGTCGAGGAAGCGCTGGAGCGTGGAGCAGATGCCGCCGGAAAGGCCTTTTCCGAAGAGCAAATCGAACGCATGAAGGCGGCCGTTCGGGCGCTGAAGGAGATCGAGGAAGAGCGCAACATCGAACTGATGCAGCAGGGTGTTTCTAGCTTGCAGGCGATGGCCAAGGAAGGCACCGCTGCGTACACCGCGCTGGGCATCGCCCAGGACATCCTCGCCTACAAAGCGGCGGTGACGGCGATCGCCAACCAGGGCGGCGGCGACCCGTATACCGCGTTCGCCCGCATCGCAGCGATGATCGGGACGATGGCCAGCATCGGCCTGCGCGTGGGCGGGCACGCCACCAGCATCGGCGGCAGCGCGGCTCAGCGCCAGGCTACGCAGGGCACCGGCACCGTGCTGGGTGACGCCAGCGCAAAGAGCGAGTCGATCGCGCGCGCTGTGGAGATCACTGCATCGGCAACGCAGCAGCTCGTCGGCATCAACCGGGGCATGTTGCATGCGCTGCAGAACATGGCGGCCGGCCTGTCCGGGGCCAGCACGTTGCTTGCGCGCGGTGCGGGGAACCTCGAGTTCGACGCCCTCACCGTGCAGCACAACGCCTTCAACCGCATTTTCTCGCCCAGCGTCATGGGGCTGCTCGGCAGCGCGATGGAGAGCATCACAACCACGATTCTCGGCGCCCGCAACAAGATCACCGACACGGGCATCCTGATCGGCGGCGGCCTGCTGTCCGAGCTGTTGCAGGGCATCACCGTCGGCGCCTATCAAGAGAATCAGTCGCGCAGCTGGTGGTTCGGCAGCACGCGCACCAGCGAGCAGGTCCAGGACCTGGGCGATGACGTAGCCGTGCAGTTCCAACTCGTGTTGGACAGCATCGCTGACGCGGTTCGCGCCGGCGCGGAAGCCCTCGGGCTCGACATGCAAGCCGTCAACGCCGCGATCGCCGCGTTCGAAATCGAAGAAATCCGCATCAGCACCATGGACCTCTCGGCCGAGGAAGCCCAAGCCGAACTCGAGGCCGTGTTCAGCGCGATCTTCGATGACTTGGCCGGGCACGTGGTCCCCTTCGTTGCCCAGTTCCAGCGCGTCGGCGAAGGCCTCGGCGAGACGCTCGTGCGCGTGGCCACGTCCGTCCAGGTCACGCAAGAGGCCGTGCGCCAGCTCGGCATCTCGCTTGATGAGGCCGACCCGGAGCGTCTGGCGCAGATCAGCGTCGGGCTGGTCGATCTCATGGGCGGAGTTGAGGAATTCATCGCCGGCATGACCGGCTTCGTCTCGGCCTTCGCGCCCGAGAGCCACAAGTTCAGCGTTGCCCAAGACGCATTGACGCGTGCCTTCGCCCAGTTCGGCTTGGAAATCCCAACGTCGCGCGATGCGATGTGGGAGCTGATGCAATCGCTAGATGCAACGACAGCCAGCGGCCGCGAACAGATCGCAATGCTGCTACAGCTCGCCGACGTGTCCGACAGCTACTACACGATGCTGGAAGACCGCGCCTCCCGCATGGCCGCCATCGATGCATCCATCGCCGACGGCGCCTGGCAGCAGTACCTCGACGGACTCACCGACAGCCAGCGGGCCATCGCCGAAACCACGCGCTACTACGACGACTGGCGCGACAGCTTGATCGCCAGCGGCGCCACGGTCGAACAGCTGGCTGCAGTGGAGGAACAGCGCGCGGTGGCGATGGCACGCAACTACGCCACGCAGGCGGAGGCACTGGCCCGCGCCGAGGCCAGCTACGTGGATTTCGTGACCGGCATCTGGCGCGAGACCGTGCAGCTGTCCGACTACCAGTCCGCGATGATGGACGCCGACAGCTGGCGCACCAGCGCCATCGCCACTGCCCACGAACACGCCCGTGCCGCCGGCATGGCCGGGGCCAGCGAGCAGGCACTGGCGCTGATCGAGCTGCGCGCATCGCAGCTGCGTGCCCAAGCACTCGCCCAGCTGCGCGAGGAAACCCAGTCGCTCGTCGACCAGCTGTATGGCGCGCGCGGCAACGACATCGGCAGCGCCTTCACCAGCGGGCTGGAATCGGCAAGCAACGCGGCGGCGGATTATTGGGAGTCACAGCGCCGCAGCGCGGAGACCTTGCAGCAGTATCTGGATTCGATGCTGCTGGGCGACCTGTCCGCACTCACGCCAGCCGAGCAGCTCGCCGAAGCATGGAGCCAACTCAACGATGCGGTGGCCGGTGGCGATGCCGACGCCGCCACGCGCTTGGCCGATGTCTACCTCCGCCTTCTGCGCGGCCACGAAGCATCGGGCGAGGACTACAACGCCGGTTTCTGGAGCGTGCGCGAGCTGCTGCAAGGCATGCTCGACAACATCGGCCCGATCCCCGACGCAGTGCCCGCCGGCGCGGACGGCAGCGGCTACATCACCGCCGCCGGCGCCGAGCAGATTGCCGCGCAGAACCGTTTGGACCTTGCCGTGCAGCTCGCCCAGCACCTGGACGACTTGGCCGGCGCTGTGGGCCAGACGGTGTGGGAGCTGATGGACAGCATGGGCGTGGACCTGCGCCAGCTCACCGCCGACTTGGGCATCAGCCTGCAATCGATCACCGGAGAAACCGTCCTCGCCTTGGTCAACATGGCCGACCTGCTGGGCACGGACCTGCTCACGCTGACCGGGCAGCTCGGTGTCTCGCTGACCGACATGGGCGCGGGCATCCGCGAGCTGGCCGAGCAGACCGGCGCCAACCTGGACGCGCTGACCGTCGAGTCGGTGCAGGCGCTGGGCGGGCTGGCCAACCAGCTGGGCATCGACCTTGCCGATATCGCCACCAGCGTGGGCGCGGACCTGGGCTCGCTCGCAGATTCGCAGTCGCTGCTCAATCAAGCCTTGCAGGGCGAGATCGACAAACTGCCAGACGATCAAGCGCGCGCGCTCCAGGAGTATTTCGACAACATCGTCGCGGCGACAAGTGAGGCCGACGCGAACGAGGCCATCGACACCATGGCCGGCTACATCAACTCGCTCGACGCCGACATCCGCGAAGAGCTGGCCCCGTACTTCGATAAGGTTTTCCCGGCCAAGGCCCTGACCGATCTGGGCTACCTCACCCAGATCGCCAGCCACGGTGCCGCGCAGCTCGCCGCCGCGCAGGCGACAAACGGCCTGTTGGCACGCATCGCTGACAACGCCATGGCCGCCAATAACGCCGCTGGCATCCCGAGCTACGCGGTGGGCACCTACAACGTGCCTGCCACCGGCCCGGCGATCCTGCACGCGGGCGAAATGGTGCTGCCGCGCCCGATGGCCGATGCGATGCGCCAGGGCGCGTTCGGCGGAGGCGGTGATACGCAGGCACTGGAGACCCGGCTCGATGCCGTCATCGCCCGGCTTGACCGCATCGACAAGACCACCGCACAAGGGGCGCAAGCCGTGTCTCAAACCATCGTCACCACCGGCGCGACCAGCGACCGCAACGCCGACGCCAGCCGCGCCCGGCACGCACAGGCGCAACGGCGAGGGGTGACGGCATGAGCCGCCGGCGTGTGTTGTTGATGGCGATGCGCCCGAGCGGGCCGGCTGTCAATTTGTTCACTCATGCGTTTTCCTCCGACCGGGTAGCGTTCGCAATCCCCGTTTCGCAAGGCAACCAGCTACCACTGCGCGCCCGCATCAGCGGCCAGGATGATGTCGTCATCGAGCGCAGCGCCAGCGTGTGGCCGTTTGACCGCGCGCCCACGCAAAAGGCCGGGACCATCAGCCTACTCAACGGCGACCGGGCGCTTGACTCCGTGCTGGCGGCAAGCTGGCGCGACGCGCTGTATCAGCTGCGCTGGTGCTGGGACGACGAAGCAGCCGACCCCGGCCACAGCTGGGACGCTTGCCCGATCTGGCAATCGGGCGTCATCGACAGCATGAGCACGACAGACGGCGACCGCCGCATCGTGTTTGCCCTGGCCGATCCGCTGGCGCGCTGGGACGTGCCGCTGCAAACCGACCTGTATCCGGACAACGCGCCCAACGCGGCAGCACGCGGCAAGCCCAAGCCCATCACGCTGGGCACGGCCCGATTTGCGCCGGGCGCGCTGCGCGATACCACGGACATCGGCCCGGATGCGTGGAGCTACGACCTGCACGATGGCCACCTTGCAGGGATCACCGCGATCTACGACAAGGGCGACATCTTCACCACAGCCGACTGGATTCCGACTGCTGATCGACAGGGATTCAAGCTCAACAACAAGCCCGACAACCCGGTCACTGCCAGCATCGAAGGCGCGACCGTGGTCATGCCTGGTGCGGCATCGACGACGTGGGATTTCAAGGACGGGCCATGGGCAGGCGGCACCCCAGTTGGGTGGATGAACCCCGCTGGGAACATCCAGCAGACGGCGCAGGGCATTCGCCTCTACGGCGCAAGCGCCAGCCTCATCTGGACAACAACGGATTATGTGCTGCCAGGGAAGCGCTACAGGGCCGATCTTGATGTGGCCACTGTAGGCGTAGCAACGACACGGCCGACAGCCAGTTCTTTTTCGCGGTTTGGAGATGATCGGTATGCAGCATCGTCGCCGGGCGTGTGGCCGTTCTACTCCAGTGTGCACCCATCGACCTCGATGACTCTAGGGATTTACGCGGGCGCGGATTTGGGTGGCACCATCATCCGGGGCATCACCCTGACCGAAGTCCAGCTGACCGACCGCTTGCCGGCTTTCATGCACTGGATCGCGCAGAGCAAAAACCTGACCGGCTCGCTCGACACCGCCGCGATCACCGCGCTGGACACCGCAGCGCCGTACCTGCTGGGCACGTACCAGGACACGCCCATCACCGCGCTCACGCTGCTGCGCCGCGCGCTGGATGGCTGGTGCGGCTGGGTGACCTCCACCCGCGACGGGCGGCTCACCGTGGGCCGGCTGCGCAAGCGCGGCGGCACCACCGGCAGCGTGCGGCTGGGGCGCGGGCAGATCATCACCGTGCGCCGCCGCACCGACACCGCGCCGGGCCTTGCCACGCGCCTTGCCGGCCTGCGCAACCACCACGTCCACAGCGACGGCGATATCGCCACAAGCGTCGACGGCGCCCTGCGCGCCGAGCTGCAATCCGAGTACACCATCAAGACCGGCAGCACCCCGATGCCCACGGCCTACGCTCACGCCGATGGCGCAGACCCGCAGCCCACGCTGCTGCAAGACGCCGCCCAACTGCAAGCCGCTGCCGACCACGTGACCGATCTCTTCGGCAGCGGCCCGATGACCTGGTACGAGCTCGACGCCGCGATTTCATCCGAGATCGCCGACGGCTTGGAGATGGGCGACTGGATACACGTCACACACCCCGTCGCCGGGCTGGATGCCGGCAAGTGGCTGTGCCTGATGGGCGCAACGATCCGCTTCCGTGGCCGCCGCGCCACGCTCACCTTGCTTGATATCCCGGAGTAATCG